TTATTCGATTTCAAGACCGTCAATCTTTACTTCAAGCTCCATGCTGGTCGTAAATCCATTATCCGGGCTGACAGAATGCGTCAGGGTGGTAATGGTCCATTCTGCATCATCAATCGGCTGCTTAAATCCCGTTACCTTCACCGGCATTTCCGTATAGAGATCAGCCCGCCCCTCAGCGAGCTGCAGGGAAAATGAAGCAACCCCGCGCTGCAGGCGCTCCCACTGCATTTTTGCTGCGCGCTCTGCATTGCTCCGGTTGGCGTAGGTACGATTAAGAACCAACACGTTTTCATCCGTTCCCACCAGATAATCACCCTGTTTTGCTTCCGGCTCTTTGGGTGTGGTGGCTTTCTTTCGACGACGCTTAACACTGGTTGTCTCTTTTTTCCAGGGTTCACGCGTATGCAACCAGCTGGCAATAACACCGGTATAGGCACCACGATCAGCAAGGGTGAACCGATGACCGTCACCGGCTTTGCGCGTGATGGTGATAACCGGCAGCGGCTTGCCGCTTGCCGTTCTTCCCTGTCCCTGCCGGATAAATAGCAGGTTCCCGTCTTTAACGGAAGCAATCGCCCCATACTGCCTCGCCAGTTTCATCAGAAAACTTGCATCGCTTTCATTGGTCTGGTCCATATGATCCAGCGCCTTATCCGTCAGGTCTTTACCCAGCGCCACTTTGAGGTTATGCCGGGCGGCGATTTCCTTTACCACCTCCCCCACCGTTGTCTGATGCCATGATTTTTCGCGCCGTGTATTGAGGGTTTCACGGAAATCTGCGCTACGCGCCCTGATGGTCAGCCGGTCAGGGGCACCGCTGTGTTCAATTTCATCTACGGTAAAAACCCCTTTAGGGAAAAGCGGCTGGCCTTTCCAGCCCAGCGCCAGCTGAATCACAGCCCCACGTCGCGGCAGGGCGATCAGCCCGTCGGCGTCGTCCAGCTCCAGATCAAGCTGGTCCGCTTCAAAGCCCCGGTTATCCGTCAGTGTCAGACTCATCAGGCGCGCGTCCATCACCGTCGTCACGTCTTTGCCTTCGATGGTGATACTGAAAGCCGGGCTTTTGCTGTTCAGATTCAGGAGATCAGAATTAACGTTCACTGCAGCAATCCTCCAACCGTGTTTTTAATCCCCCCAATAGCAGATGCTGCGGAGTCCTGCAGGTTGCTGAGCTGGTCACTCAGGCTCCCGAACATGTCAGAGAGCGACTCATCAACCCGTTTGAGGGTGATCGTAAACTCAATGCGCCTGGGCATTCCGCTGGCAAAAAACTCCGTCTTTGTCTGGCTCAGACTCTCAATAACAAACATGCCGTAAATGGTTCCACTACCTTCAATCAAAGGCCATGCCTTGCCCAGTTCAGCCATTTGTTCCAGCGCCAGTAATGACAGTCTGCCGCCAGTCACTTCCGGCAGCAGAACCCCGGACAGTGTCAGTGAATCGTTATCCGGGCCAAGAAACTGCGTTGACGGACGGCGGTTCACTCGGCTGTTGGCGGCGTGTCGCCAGCTGCGCTGATACTGCAGTTCCTGATAAGGGACAGTGCGCAGCATAAATACATATAAACCCAGTACCATCATCATGATTCATACCCCCCCTGATCGCTGAAATTGCTGCGTGCTTTTGCCCTGGCCCGGCGCTCCCGTTCGTCAAGCTGGCGTGCCACTTCACGGGCAATATCCTGCGCGTTCTGCCCAGGCTGAGCGACAATATGAATGGGCGCATTTATCTCATAACGAATAACCGGCGGCGGGCTATCTGCCTTAGCAAGCGGGGGCTGGTATGCCCTCGCAGGCAAACTGAACGGATGAAGCGGAGCCGCTTCTGCAGGTGTCGCAGCTACCCCCATCACGCCAGCAACGACAGAGGCCAGTGCAGCAGTACGCCGCCTGCTGGTAACATTTGCCGGTCCGTTCACAATTTCAGGGCCATTTTCTCCGACAATGCCAAACTGCCCGCGTGGAATGATCCCGCCCGTGTCGTACATCCCCGCGTAAGCCGGGAACCCGCCTGGCGGCAGCACCACTTTGCCGTCACTGTTCACTGTGGCGGACTGCGGCTGCGTAACCTGCGCAGGTAGTTTCGCCTTTGCCGCCTCCTTACTGACAATACCGAGCTTTTCCAGCAGCCATGACACACCGGATTTAAGTGACTCAAGTGGGTGCATCACCATATTCAGACCTTCCGCCAGCGCCTCACCAAACCGACGCCCCATTGCAGCTGCGCTGTTCAGTTCTTCGGAAGTGGATTTAACCGGGGTAAGTAAATCATTGAACCAGCCCCACAAGGCCTGCACCCTGTCACCAATCCACTGAAACACGGGTCTGAGCGGCTCAAAGGCGGCGCTGATGGGCGCAGCAGCGGCTCTGAACCCTTCCACCACGCCCCCCAGAAATGCACTAATGGGCTGCCAGTATTTCCAGATAACCAGCGCCACGCCTGCCAGTGCAGCCACAACCAGCCCTACAGGACTGAGCAGCGCACCCAGCAGGCTACCAATAGCAAATAATGCCACGCGCAGCAAAGCCAGCGGACCAGAGATCAACAAACGCAGCACGCTACCTGTACGTGTGGCAGCGGCGGCTGCAGAAGGTAACGCTTTAACTGACAGCATTGACAGGCCAAACCGGATAACCGCCAGCGGCCCTAGTACCGCAGCCACCGCCACTGCCAGCGCCCCCAACCCAACAGTAATGGCTGCCGTAGCTGCCGCCACTTTCATCAGCGTGCCAGCCAGCACGGGATTCTGTTCAACCCAGCGACGCAACGCCCCGGTCACGCGCTTAACCATGCCCATAATATCCATCAGCGGCTGGCGCAACGTTTCCCCCAGGCTGCTGAAAGCGTTCTGCGCGCCCGTCTTAACCAGCAACCACTGCGCAGACAATGAATCCTTGTTAATGTCGGATTCTTTCTGCATAGAGCCATTAGCACCACTACCTGATGTGAGTTTCAGCTGGCGCTGCAGCTCCGGCAGGTTGTTAGCCAGCTTTGCCGCATCATCGCCAAACTCTTTGCCAAAAATCATTGTCATGGCTGACAAGCGTTTATCCTGCGGCAGATTGTTGACCTTCTCCAGAACCCGCTGAATTGTGCCCATGGCATCGGTGGTCATCTGCTTTTCAATCTCCGCCGGATTGAGTTGCAACAGATTCATGCCTTCAAAAAATCGTTTACTTTGCATGGTAGCAATGGACAGTTCACGCACCATGGCATTAGAGGCGCTGGCGGCGATTTCCGGGGCAGCCCCAAGAGAAAGGAATGTTGAACCCAGCGCCGCGGCCTTTCGGAAGTCAAGGCGGTCAGCCACGCCCCCCATACGCTGCAGGACGTTGATAATGTCCCCACCCTTTGACATGGCGTTATCGTCCAAGTAGTTCAGCGCATCGCCCAGTTGTTCAATATTGCGCGTCGGAACTTTATAGAGCTGCGCGATTTTCCCCAGTCCTTCTGCCAGTTCATCTGCGGGCAGCTCAAAGGCCGTTGCCGCTTTTGCCGCCGTGGATGCAAAAGCCAGCAGGTCACGTTTCTGCTCTTCGTAAGGATCGTCCTGATTGGTCACCCCCATGCGAGCACCACCTTCAACCAGCGCGGCATAGTCTATAGCGCCGTTCTCCATCGGTAGCTGTTCGCTGGCGGCCTTGATGGCATCCTGCATGTCATAAAACTGTTTTGTGCGGTTGCTATTATCGTCCCGCAGCCCGTTTACCTGCTTTGCCACACCTTTCATGGCATCTTCCATGCTGGCGTAGCTCTTAACTGCCGCCACAACAGGTGCGCCCATTGCCACCCCTGCAGCCGTAGTGGTAGCCCCTGCCCCGGCGATGCGATCCCGCACCTCAAGACGGCGCGAATACTGATCGCGGACGGCGTTCATTCGCGCCTGCTGTTCGCCCAGGCTTTTAAGGGATTTCTGCTGCCGGTCCAGGGCCTGCCGGGTTTCGTCGGCATTCTGCCGCAGTTCCCGCTGCGCACTACTGAGCTTTTTCGTGTCCAGTCCGGCTTCATTGAGCGCAAGACGCTGGCGCTGCACCGACTGACGTAGACCGTTATATTTGCTCTGTAACTCCGTAACGCGGTTTTTTGCCTGCTCAAGCAACCGTGCCTGCGCCGCCGTCGGGCGGTTGGTGGCAGAGAATTGCGTGGCAAGTTTCGCAGCTTCTTCGCGTGCGGCTTTCAGGCTGTTACCGGTGACTGCCAGCTGCGCGCTGGCCTTGCGGAAACCGTCAATGCGGCCCGCCTGAGCATCTAATTCTTTTAAACGGGCGCGGCTTTGCTGAATGGCTGCAGCCAGCTCTTTTGAGCTGGCCTGCGCGGATCGAAATGGGCGGGTGAGCTTGTCAACCGCATTAAGAATCACCTGCAGACGCAGGTTATTGTCACTCATCGCTGGCCCCGCTTCGCTGAATTGCCTTATACCGCCACGCCAACACCTCAGTCAGCGGCATAACGTCAGTGATGGATGGCGACCAGTGAAAGATGGTGGCGATATCCGCCACAAGATCATCAATCGTCAGGCTGTCGGTAAACCGGCAAGCACCGACTTCTTCAACAAAAAAGTCACCACCTCTACCGACAGCGCGGTGAGATCGGCGGGGTCCAGCTCTGCCATTTCCTGCGCGGTCAGCGTCGGGGTGGAAATACGCGGGATCACTGTCATCATAGCCCCCACGTCCATATCCATAATGGCCTGCAGGCGTGTGCCACGCAGTGCGCCGGACTGAGGCTTACGTAGCACAATTTCGGTAATTTCAGTTTTACCGCGCATGATGGGGGTATCCAGTTTTACGGTCTTTTCAGTCAGCTTGTCGCTCATGTTCGTATCCTGTTAATGAAATACTGGCGCGGCTGCCCGCACCGTTAAGGTTAATCAGAGACCGAGGGCATTACGGTGTGCTTCCATCAGGTCCACGCCGCCAACGATTTCTACCATGTTGACCAGATCGACCTCATAGAGCACCTCACCATTAATGGTCAGCTTCGCGTAGCTGTTGGTACTGCTGACTTTGGTGCTGCTGCTCTCGCCGGTTTTCCACTCGCCGGAATCCACTTCTTTATGGCGCCCGCGCACAACCAGCTCAAGGGCCTGCACTTCGCCGGTATCGTCACGCTGAATGGAACCGGTGAAACGCAGCTGGATGCCGTCAACGGTTGCCTTGCCCATCTGCTTGAATAACAGCAGCTCGGTACCGCCGATTGAAAATTCCGTGTCCAGTGCACCGTCATCCAGCCCCATGTCCACATCCACTGCGCCCGGCATACCGCCGCCGCGATACTTCTCAAACTTGCGGGTAAATTTCGGCAGGGTCAGAGACTCAACGATCCCCTGCCAGTTGTTCCCGTCGTTGAACAGGTTCAGGTGTTTTAACTTGCGTGGTAAAGCCATGATTCCCCCTTATGCAGCGACACGGCTGGCAAAATCGACCAGGTAACGATCGGTGATGCGCTGGCGCAGCATCAGGTTTTCAAGCGGAGGCACCGGCGTGTAGTCATAATCGATGGTCAGTTTCCCGGCTTTAAGGGTGTCTTTATCGTTAACAGACTCATCCAGCCAGCAGTCACCACCAATCAGGTATCCCTGGTTGACCAGACTGCGCATCTTGGCGCGTAGTCCTTCAATAAGGTCGCGGGCCAGCGACGGATTAAGCACGCCATCCACCGCCCACATGTGCGCCTCCGCCATAGTGTCAGCCAGCACCTGCGCCGTGCGGGTGTAGTTCTCAAAGGCAAACAGCGGATCGTCACTGAGACAACGGGAACCCCAGAAGCGGAAGCCGTCTTTGCGGATCAATGTGGTGACGTCATTTTTGTTCAGCAGTCCCGCATCGGTTGCCGGGTCCTGCAGATCCCAGAACACATCAGCGGAAATGCCGGTGACACCGTTCACACCCACATTGGACAGGGTTTTATGCCAGCCGATCTGCTCGTCGATTTTGGCACGCAGGCCGAGCGCACGGGCGGAGGCGTAAGCCGTCGCGTCTGCTTTCAGCACGGTGTCAAAGTTGATGAAATCAGGCCAGATCAGCATTCCCTCGCGCTGACTGAAATTCTCGCGATAGGCAATAGCTTCCTCCACCGTTTTGCAGCCATTAGCAGCAAGGTAGGCAAACCCGCGCAAGCTTTGCGCCACGCCCAGCAGTTCAGTAGCAACGGCCTGAGTGTCATGTCCCGGCACCCCAAGAATGCGCGGCTTGACACCGAGCTGCGACTGCGCCGACAGTAGCGCTTTCATGCCCGTTTTCTTACCGTCGGAAGTTACGCCGCCGATAATATTGGAGGTGGTTTCCGCTTCGGTTTCTCCCTGCGCCACACGCACAACGACAGTCACGGGTTTTGCCTGATCTGCAATCGCGTCCAGCGAGCGGGCCAGCGTGCCGGACTCCCCCGCTTTACCGCTGGCGGTGAGCACATCAGTCAGCAGGACCGGCTTATTGAGGGGGAACACGGACGCATCAGCATCATCGCCGGTGCAGACCATGCCCACGATGGCAGTGCTCACCGTGGTAATAGGTCGGGTGCCCTCGTTGATTTCAACAACGCGCACCCCGTGGTGGTAATCCTGAGCCATAAGGCAGTCTCTCCGGTTGACAGGGATACCTTATGTTCTGGTTGATACGCACGCGGCGCACGCGATATACGTTGTACAGGAGATGGCACAATGGAAGGGATAAAAAGACCCCGCTAACGCAGGGACGGAGTTACTTTTTCGGATACACAGGCCAGTTAATATTTGGCGCAGCAGTTAAATCCATTCGTCTTAGTTTCGTACGATATTCACGCAGTGCTGAAAGTTCCAGCAGTTCTGTCGCCGTAATATCGCTATCGTCCTGAGCTTCCATAAGCTGATTGATTTTTATCGTGACCGCAGCCATACGCCTGTCGCGATCTGCCGTCGCTAAAGCAACATAATCAGTCTGAACAGGGGCGATAGTGCCGTTGCTGTAGGTGAAATTACCTGGCTGGAAATCATCAGGAATATCAGTATCAGCAAATTCCACAACAGAGCAATTCAGTGGAAATAGCTTTGTCACATCTTTATCTGCAGAAATAATTAGTCCTGTTTTGTCATACTGGATTTTCAGTGTATCGGAGTGGAATAATTTTTGTAATATATACCAGTCAATACCTGCTTCATCATTGATAAACTGGATGCTGCAGTTCTCTGATAATTCCTGCTGAACGGGTGTTAATTCCGTTGTTTTAGTGAAATTTTTAAAATGTTTCATTTTTATGCCCCCACCGTATACCACTGACCATTCACTTTAAGCTGTAACAAGCGTCGTTGGATCCTGTCTGGTGTTTCGTTCGAGTCTCCATTCTCAACACCTGTAATGACGTAACCTAACTGGTCTGCAAATCCGGGCGAACGATATACGTTTCCATGCTCAACGGCACCGAATCGAATTGACTGAACATACCCACTTAGCATGTCAGTTGTAGCAAGGAATACACCAGAACCATCATCATGAAGCATAAATGGCTTTGTTTTGTCGTTCTGGTACACACCGACCATGGTGATGTATTGTCGTAACGGTCTGCCTGCAATATACGCACTCAACCAGCCAGGCCCGCTGCCTGTGCCCCATATATCGCCGTAAACATCGCCGTTTTTGTTGAATATCGCATTTCCGGCCTGCAAATTTTCAGCAGCTGCGATAACACCGAGTCGGGTGCTGATATATGCCCGGATAGCCAGGTCTTCTGAGTTCTGAAATCCGATACCATTCCATGACTTAATGTTCAGATTGTTACCATTAAAACCTGCACCATCAACGTCACCTTTAGCCATCCCACCAGTGCCATCCCCAACCGTAACCAGGGTATCGCCACGCATATTTGGAGCAGAAATACCCCCCGTAAAGGCGCCCCCCTCCAGCATCGCCACTTGACGCCATGAGGTAATACCCGCTCCTGTTCCGTGACCAAACAATACGTTATTGCCACTGACTGCAAGAACATCCACAACAGTGGTCGGACTTACCACCTCGCTAAGGGTAATAATTTGCCAGAAACTTACCTGGTCTGGCGCATCAGGTGCCTGATGTGCGCGCATAAACTGACAGCCTGTAGCCGCTCTGGCACCAATTGATGTTCGGTCAATTGCGTCACTGACAAACGTTCCCGCAAGGAATCGCCCGTCACCTTTTAAAAGTGCGTCTTTTAAACCGAGGTATTGGAGAATCCCTGCATTGTCTTTTCCACTCAGATTCGTCAGCGTGGTATCGAGAGGTTGTTTTCCTGCCAGCGCATTCATCACTGTTGTCGCAAAGTTTGGATCATTCCCCAGCGCAGCAGCCAGTTCATTTAATGTATCCAGCGCCGCTGGCGATGACGCAACCAGTGCTGCTATCGCTGCCTGAACAAATGCCGTATTAGCAATCTGGCTGCTGTTATTTCCTGCCGCTGGCGTTGGCGCTTTGGGTGTCCCGGTAAACGTCGGACTTTCTTTGGGTGCATACTGTGAATGCGGGTCCGGTGCAGCAAGATGCTTTGCCATCAGGTCGTCTACATATACCTTCAGCTCCAGCGCCTTATCATCTACATATTTACGGGTTGCCAGTACTACTGCAGGATCAATTTTCAGGGTGATGTTATCGGTGCTGCTGGTAATCAGTACCATGCGCACGGTCTGCGTACGTCCGCTCCCTTCTGTCAGCTGCGGCTTGTAGCTCTCAGGGCAGTTACCCACGGCGATCAGTGCGCCGGTTTCATCAAACAGGCCGACCTCACGAATCCACCATCCCCCCTCAGTTTCCGGGATCACTTGCTCAGCAATAATCTGGCTGCTGTTCTGCGGGTCGATATACAGCATATTCAGCGCTGCTCGACGCTTCTCAGCAACTAACGCGGTCTGTTGCGCGCTGGGTGTGGGCAGCACACCGCCACCGTCGCCCACCGCCATATGGGTAATTTTCAGCGGGACACCGAGCGCGGCGGCGCTTGCCAGTTTCGCCGCGCCGATCTCCGTCAGCAGGGTATAAAATTTTGCGCTCATGGATTCACTCTCATTGTGTCAATAACATGGACCGCCCCGCCCTCATAAGCGGTGCCGCCGGAAATAATGGTTTCGTTGATATACGGGTAGATCGTGATTTCTTCGCCGGTGTAGGTGGCTGCCCCCACAAAATACGGGCCACCTGTCTGCAGGTTGATGGACATACCAACCAGATGACGGCTGCATGGTTTGGCATCGCTTATCAGGCGCTCAAGCTCCAGATAGGTGTCTTCGGTGATACCATGATCCTGTACGCCAATATCCAGACGGAACGTTCCCGGCGTTTCGCCGGTCTGCCACCACTCAATGATGCGGATCAGGAAGCCGAACGGCTCCACCACGCGCCGCACGGCGCGGGTTGTCCCCTTGTGCTGATGGATATAAAAAGCGTCCTGCACAACGCGGCGCTTGACGCTTTCTGTCCAGCTCTCATCCCAGCGGTCAACAGAAAACGCCCAGGCCAGATAAGGCAGGAATCTGATCGGGCAGGTTGCCGGGTTCCACAAATCACGCAGCGATACCTGCAGATCGGAAATCCCGCTGCAGGTCTGCGCCAGTCGGCGCTCAAGCGGCGACGAACCCGGCGGCAACAGACTATTCATCCGTGCCCCCGTTGGTAACGCTCCATTCAGTACAGGATGCCGCCTGCGTCTTATCCAGCACCACATCCTCCAGAGGGGACGTTAGCTCCACACGCTGGACGCCCTCCACGTGCAGCGCGGCATAAATGGCGCTGCGGCGGATATCACGTCCCAGCCTCGTCTGACTGGCGATGTACTTCTGCAGGCTGGCTTTTGCCGCCGCCATAACAGGCTCCGCTTCCGGCCCCGGATAAAGAAAAATGGTAGCCTCCACCCGGTACGGTATGATCTCCGCACTACGAACCGTCAGACGGTCAGCCACCGGGCGTACACTCTCACTGTTCAGGGCTTTTTCAACCACATCCAGCAGGTCTTTTACTGCTGTACCGTCACCCTCCCGGCTCAGTACGGTAAGTACCACCTCTGCAGGGGCCGGACTGGTTGCGCTGGCATCTGCCACACGTCCGTCCGCACTTCTGGCGTGAAATTCATAGGCTCCCGTCGGGCCAGCAACGGACAGTCCCTCAAATGCTGCAGGGATGCGCTGGCGCAGCGCATCATCATCTTCCATCACTGCGGCGACCGGCGGTACTGCATCATTATCAGCAGGCACTACCGTCAGACGTTTCACGTTGCAGTTGGCTGCCAGCTGCTCAAGATCATTTCCTATCGAATAGGCCACCATGACCGCCTGCGCAGCCTCGTTAATACGCTGGCGCAGCAGGATTTCGCGGTATGTACTTTCCTGCAGCAGCTTGGTGACGGGTTCAGATTCCAGCGCCAGTGTGCGCCGCACCGCGTCCTGTTCATCCGCCGGATAAAGGAGCACAAAAGCGGCCTTGCGCTCAGCCAGCAGCGTCTCAAAATCCGGCACGTCCACTATCTGCGGCGCAGGCAACTGGGAAAGGTCAATGACTGCCATTGTCTGCTCCTGTTGATACGGAAAGGGAAACCGGCGCGCCGTTGTTGCGCTGCCCGGTAAGCTCAACCACCATGGAGCCATCAAAATTGCTGCTGATGGTGATGGAATCCAGCGTCAGTCGTGGCTCCCAGCGACTCAGGGCCACGTAGACCGCAGACATGATCTGCAGTCTCAGCGCCGGGTTCTGCGGCCGGTCAATCAGGGTCGACAGCAGGGAACCGTATTCCCGGCGGGCAATGCGGCTGCCCTGCGGCGTCAGCAGAATATCCCGCACCGACTGGCGCAGATGGTCGGTATCCGTAATCGCTTTTCCATTGCTCTGACTCATGCCGAGATACAGCGTCATACCGGGCCTCCGGTGGTGTCACCGCCTTTCAGGACACCAGTATGCTGATGCGCATCAACTACGATCCCGTTAGAACTCATCGCACCGCCGCCCTGGGTGACGCCGCCATTAATCACCACTTCGCTGTTAATACGCGTGCGGTCAGCCTCCACCACAAACTCACCGGTTTTCAGGGTGATATTGTCTGCCGCCTCGATCACCATGGATTTGATGCCTCTGACGAACCAGCGCCCGGTGGTAGGTTCATATTCAAACCAGCCCCCGTCCGGGTACTCCGTCACGCAGCCATCCACGGAATCCGACGGTGGCGCAAACTGATTGGAGTAGATGGCAGGTAGCGCAAAAGCGGTTTCCAGATTGCCGCCCATGCTCAGCACCACCACCTGCTCATCCGGCGACGGACACCACCATGTACGGGCACCACCTGCGCGCAGCGTCAGCCAGTTAATCCAGTTTGTTTCAAGTTCGCCCACCTTTACCCGGCACAGCCAGTTTTCCCGATTCACTTCGGTCACAGTGCCGGTGCGGATCAGATTGGTGATAAGGCGCATGATTTCTGTTAGTTGTGCATTCATTTCTAAAGAATCTCACACTAAAATGGTCTGACAATGCGATGAAGATTGTATGGATGAAGATACAAAACGGAGATTGAATGTTTACTATTGGTATTTATGGTTTTACCTTAACGAAAGTAACTCATTTTTCGTTCGGGACAATGTACCCCGTAGAAACAAGCTTATTTAAATTAAAAAAACATCGCCAAGATAAAGATAAACTGTATCTTACTGCTTTCCTTGAGCTTGACGTTCCAGATAGAAATGAAGTAACTGACCTTATATTCCATTTGGAAAAAATCCTAAGTTTTATAGAACAAAGACCCGTGCTCATTAAATATCAACTGCATGATAAAGAAAATAAAAATAACCTTTCTGACAATTACCCTAGGAATATAATTCCTAACATTAATTTATCAAGTTCAGGTGAAGTTCTCCTTGAGGATAGTTTTTCTAAAAACTCCAGACGCTACTTTATCGAACTTGCCATTAATAAAATAGTCATTGCTGAAGATCGTCCATTTACAACTATGCTTCATAAGAACGTATTAGTTTTTTCCAATCCAGTGAATTATCTTGATGTATCATACTACTTACTTTTCTCTGGTCTTGAGTCATTAGTCCGCGAGCGTGAAAATGACTTCAAATCTAATATTGCACCGATCATGTACCGTTATCTCACAAAGCATGGGTTTAATGTCAAGCAACAAAATAACAAACATCATGAGATTTCACTTGATATTTACTGCAGTTTAAGGAACGCATTATTTCATAATGGTCAATTCCAAACCATGCCAATGAAAAGAGGCTCTCAATTAATCAGTTTTGCACTCAAAGATTTTTATTCACAATTTAAAAGATTAAACTGTCTGGTCATTTTAAAAGAAGCTGGATTCAATGACACCTCAATCAATTGGGACTTTAGTGATTACAGACATCCATTTCATTAACTCACACTGATAACCAATGAAACAAAATGTCGTGAGTGACTGATCCCACCTCATCATTCACGCCCAGCAGGCGGCGCTCTGCGTAGCGGACCTCCGGGCCTTTACGGCTGACGCGATCGCGCAGGCCGTAATGGTGAACACGGGCAATACGCTGCACCTTGCCGTCAAACTGCACGCAGGCGGAGTCCGCACTGGCTGCTGTTTTCAGGTATTTAGTGGTGCGAAGTTTTGCAAACATCTGGCGTTTGATGCGCCCCTTCTTGCTGCGGGCCGTCACCCGGCGTGGCTCATAGCCGCTGCCGTCGGGATTACGCTGCAGCCTGATGTTCTGCTGCTGCGTCCGGCGCAACTGTTGCGCCAGTTGCCGCATCATACGGTTGCGTGCAGCAGGCTCCAGATTCGCCAGCAGCGCCGTCAGCCAGTCATCCACCTTCTGCAGCTCATCCACGTTTCACCGTCCACATTTCTTCGGGTTCGTCCGGCTCCGGCACCGCTTCAACGCTCGATACGCTGCCGTCAGTGCTGACCAGCACACGCTCAGTCAGTTGCAGGTTCATGCTGATATCGCACACATCGTTTCGCAGAATATCCACTTCAAAGGTGAACAGTTTTTCGCGCAGATCCGGGTTGTTTATGTCGTCCGGCTGGCTGGTACTGAGCCACAGCAGGACTGGGGCCATCAGCAGATTCTGGTCGCCGCTGAAATCCTCGATCACCACGTTCAGGGTGTAGCGGTATTCCCATGACATGGAACTGGCTCCTGTTGCCACCAGTGAGCCGTTATCAACGAAAAGGTGCAGCTTGTCCGGGTTGTCCCGGACATAGGCAACCGCTTTATTCAGGGCGCTGCGTAAGGACTGCGGTTTGTTCACTGTCTCGCTCCTGACACGCAATAATTGTGTCCACTTTGTCAGCACAGACCGCCCAGGCGGCCTCGGTTTCATCCAGCACCGCATTCAGATCGCCGTTACTGCGCGGCGCTGACCTTTCCAGGCGGCACTGCGTCACTCTGGGACAGCCACTCACGGTAAGCTGCACCTCCGGCGAGGGCCGGACGCTCCCGCAGCCGGATAATGTCAGCAGGCAAAGGAGTGTCAGCCCAGCGGCGCAAATCCTCGTTTTCACGTTTCAGTTCCTCGATCCGGCGCTGACGGCTTCGCAGCAGTGCGGTGGTCTGTTCCGCTGCCGCATAAAGCCGCGTCTGCTCCCGGCTGTTGGTTTCGGTCAGAATGGACAGGCCGATCAGCTGGCTGTTTTTCTTCGTCAGCTCCTGCGTTTTGCTTTTCAGCGCCGCGCCCTGCGTTTCGATGGTGTGGCTGGCATTGTTTAACCGCCACGACTGCCAGCCCAGCGCCGCAAGTGCCAGCGCCAGCACTACCGCCAGCGCACGCATCAGGCCGCCATCGGCTCATGAAGCTGCGAGCGGGCAATCTGATACAAAACCAGCGTCAGCAGGTAAAACACCAGGGTGATCCCCCATCCCGAAAACGCCAGGCACAGAACAATAAGCAGCCTGATAGCCCATGTACGCACGGGTTTTACGGGGTGCGCCCTGAATTTGATTAATGCCGCCCTGACCTCATCGCGCGCCCGATCTCCGGCGAACCACCCGACAGCGCACAGCGCAGCAAGCAGCCAGGCGAGGAAGCATGACACCCAGACAGACGCACCAACCAGAACCGGCGCACCGCTGCGCGGATACAGCAGGCTGATTACCAACAGCGCAGCCCATGCCAGCTGGAAAAAAACGCTCATGACTTTCTTTTTCATTCCGTTATGCTCCTTTTAAGCACCAGGCCATTTCCCGCGCGCGGCGGTTGTCCAGCCCCTGATTAAACACACCTTTGACATATACCCAGCGCGGCAGCTGATGGCAGGCATCTGCCCAGCGCCGCTGGTTCAGCAACTTAACCAGCGTGGAGCTGCAGGCGTTGCCGGTGCCCACGTTGAAAGCAAACGACACCACCGCGTCATAGACCTTTTGCGGCATCGGCTGCACCACACATTTATCCAGTGCTCGCTCCACGCGCAGCACGTTGGTGATAAGTCCCTGCGCCGCCTGCCGTTCCGTGATGGTTTTTCCAGGCACCACACCGGACGTATTGCCGATCCCGTCAGTCCAGACGCCCGCGCTACACTGATAAGGCTGCAGGCGGCATCCCTCGTAATCGGCGATCAGTTTCAGCCCCTCAACGGAGGTATGAAGCGACTGAAATCCGGGCAGCGTGGCTGCGATAGCCAGCACCGCCCCGACAAGGCAGCGCTTAACGATTGAAGGATTCATATTCCCCCCGCGAAATCTTGCCGCCACGTAACAATTTGAAAGACTGGTGTTTGTAGTACCAGTTGATAGCCAGCATCAGCACACCAATCAGTACGCCGCCAACCGTTGACGCATCCTTGAGCGACAGATCGCCCAGCCATGCCAGCAGCACGGCAATGCAGTAAGTGATAAAGGCGCTGATTCGTTCAAGCGTCATAATTCAGTCCCATAGCTGGACGGTCTGCGCCGTGGTTGACGCCGTAATGTCCGGCAGCTCCACCTGCAGCCCGTGCGGTAAAAATGGGCCGTACTCAGCCAGCCCCGGATTTGCCTGCAGAACCTGCTCAGTGACACCCTGCGTGCGCCCGTAATGACGCCAGCAAAGCGCATCCACCGTGTCATACTGATGCGCACGCACTTTCATCAGATAAGCTCCACCGTACAGTGCGGCGCATCCTGTACCCGGCTGATGGCCCAGCGGGCGTCACGCCACAAATCACCGCTTGCTTCTGCCAGTTCCTCGCCCTGCTTCACACCGGATGCCGTGGCGTCATAGTCCTGGTATCGTTCGTTGAGCATGGCGCGTGCCCAGCAGTAAACCGCGTTGAAATAGTGCTGAATGCGCTCACTTTTTCCGTCCAGCTGTTCTGCAGGAACCTCTGCCAGCGAGGCATATCCCAGCATCTGCTGGCGTCTGCGAAACTCATACAGCTCTGCGTTGACCTCCGAAATTGCCGACAGCGCAACCTGCTTTAAACGCGGCTGCGTCACCGTGCCGTCAGTGCGCATGACACTGCGAAACTCCGACAGGTCCACATCAGGCCAGAACGGCGTATTTCTGATGATTTCCGCCTGTTCCGGTGCCTGTTCTGGCGCAACAAACTTCATGCGGCTTTCTCCTGAATAAGTGGGCGGTGGACGGAATTTTGATGTGGCAGTGCCTTTCGCCATCCCGTGCCGCCCGTGCGCGGGGCACGTTCGTTAGCGGCTGTCATTGCGCAGTCTGCGCTCCAGCTGCTGCTTTTCTTTTTTCACACCGCAGCGGGGATCAAGCTGCAGCGCATGGTTAAGGTGATTCAGGGCAGACGCCGGGTTGCTTTCGCTCAGTACAGCACCGATGGCTTTATGCAGGCGCGCCCGCGACTGGTCCGGCATATCCAGATCGGTGGTCAGGTCCAGCGTCTGCAGAAGCAGATCGGCATCAAAACCGGCAGCGGCAAGCAGAGCGCTTTGCGCCGCGTCTGCCATTTCTTCTGCCAGCACGGTCTGCACGTTACGGTTGCCCAGAGGCATCACCCAGCCATGGCGCAGCGCATGGCGCCCGATTTCGAGCGCACCGGCATAATCACCGGCGTCGATACGCCACAGCATCACGTACATCAGCACGTCATCCTGCTGCGCACCTCCGGCAGCCAGCACGCCCTCCGCCCAGGCGGAATATTTCGGCAGCAGTTCCACCTTGATTTCCGCCTTTTTCACCGTGGACTGGACGCCCTTGAGGCGGCGGCGGTCTTCTGCCAACTGCAGCAGCATCAGGTCATAGCCCGACGCATGGCGAACACTGCCGCCCCCACGGGCGGCCTGTTCAGCCTGAATGCGCAGGCGGTGCTGCCGTGCGGGACTCAGGCTCATGCGTTATTCCCCACCTTCCGGTGCGGCAGGCGCTCTGAAATCACCGATTTCGATGTTTTCTACCAGCGCCGCGCAGCGGTAGTCCTCGACCACATACGCCTCGTTGACGGATTCAAAGTTTTCAATCCGGTCACGTTTCGGGTTGTCGATAACAGAACGACGGCGGGTGTCTTCCTGCCAGTAGATGGACAGGTTATCCAGACGGGTGATCAGCAGCGCATTCGGCGGGAAGAACGGCGCACGCACGGCCTGCAGGCCCCCCATGCGTTTCTGACTGATGATCATATCGGCAGCCAGTTTTTCACTGTTTTCCTGCTCTTTGTTGACCAGCGGGAAATACTTGTCAGACAGAAGTTCACGACCACAGACAACAACCAGCTCGTCATCATCCTGATACTCCACATCGATCAGCTCGTTGACGGCATCCATCACCACAGCGTCAAGGTTTACATACTTACCACCCGGACCTACTTTTACCGGCTCCGCAGTAGTGGTGCCGTCTTCTGCGGTTTTACTGCCCATAACATGATCCGGCGCGTCTTCGCGGATTTTCTGTAACCAGCCTTTATTGACGTCCTGCAGCAGCGGGTTTTCAGCACGATTTGAGGTTTTGGCGCGCTTCACGCCGTTAAAGCCGATCATGATGCGGTCCAGCGCCTGACGCTTGACGATGGCGTTGCGAATACGCACCTGGAAGTCCTGGAATTTCGCCCACAGGTCCAGTTTTGCGTAGGTCAGCACCGTATCAAAGTTGGTCTGCTCGCATTTGTATTCCACGTCTTCCATCAGCGTCGGATCGGTAGGCTCGCGCTCTTTGGTGGTGGTATCGGTGGTTCCGGCAATGGTGCTGCCAACGCCCAGCCCCAGCAACTGCCCTGACTGCTCAGTGACCGGCGTGATGTTAATCAGCGTCAGGAAAGCGGCGGACTGCTGGATCTGGTCTTCCAGCGTCTGCTGTACGGACGGCTCAACGGTGAACTTGCTGGAGAGTTCTTCAACCTCCACACCGTTCAGGCGCGCCAGTTGCTGCAGGTAAGCGTTAAAGGCAAAGCGGGTTTTCTTTTTCATCGGGTTTTATGCTCCATCAGCAATTGGTCAGGGTGCCTGCCGGTGCGTCACCGCCTGGCGCGCGCTGGCGGTAATCCTTGCGGCTGTCTTCGCGGCTCAGCCGCTGCTGTAACTCGGCAAAGGCGGTCTGCTGCTCCTGCAGGGAGGACTCCAGCTCAGAAAGACGCTGGTCCTGATCGGACAGGGATTTATCAGTGCGCTCGCTCAGGATCTGCTGCTCGGAGGCGACCAGTTCCACGGCTTTATGCACATCAGAGAATCTCGCATCGTCGGTCTGCTCTTTTTTGGTGAACAGCGCGGTGACGCGGGCAAAGAGGGACGGCTTTTCGTCCTGGACTTCTTCCAGTTCGATCAGCGTTTCCTCTGCGGCGGTAAAGAGATTGGCGGGATTCTGCTTGCGGTTTGCCAGCGGGTTATGCTCGGCGCTGGCGCTGAATGTCAGCATTTCAGTGCCCAGACTGGCGGGATCATCAGTGGCAGCCAGGCCGACCAGGTAGGCTTTGCCGGTGTCGGCAAACTTAGGGCTGACTTCCATAGATGTGAATAATTTCTGGCCTTTTTTCACCAGTTCCACCAGGGACTCCGTTGGCTCAACGTCGGCATACAGCGCCATCTTGCCTGCCAGTGGACCTTCCGTGATTTCTTCAGCAAACAGCGCCGTCACCTTGCCGTAGCGGTTAAAGGTGCTGTCCGGCAGATAAGACTTGATGTGCTCAAGGTTAATCAGTGCGGTGTAAACCGCCGGGTTGTAGCTGGCTGCCATCTGTTCCAGCCATTCACGCTGGATTTCGCGTCCGTCGGTGGTGGCACCTTCCACCCCGATGCGAAAACGCTTTGCTTTCACTGTCATGAGCCGTGCTCCGTTAGAAAAAACTTACTGGAGCCTTATGGTTACGGTGATAGGGGCAGTGAAACAATGCGCGGTATTTGTACCGACAACCACACAAACCGCAGGCGGGGAAAGCCTTCATTCAAGGCTGTAGGTTTGTGCCATGAACACCACACTGACACCCGCAGATCTCGATCCCCGTCGGCAGGCCATGCTGCTGTACTTTCAGGGATACCGCGTAGCCCGCATTGCTGAAATGCTGGGCGAGAAAGTTGCAACCGTTCACAGCTGGAAAAAACGCGACAAGTGGGGTGACTATGGGCCGCTAGATCAGATGCAGCTCACCACCGCCGCACGCTACTGCCAGCTCATTATGAAGGAGCACAAAGAAGGGAAAGATTTCAAAGAGATTGACCTGCTGGCGCGCCAGTCGGAGCGCCACGCGCGGATCGGCAAGTTTAACAATGGCGGCAACGAAGCCGACTTAAACCCTAACGTCGCCAACCGCAACAAAGGCCCACGCCGTCAGCCGGAAAAGAATGTTTTCACCGATGAACAGATTGAGAAGCTGGAAGAAATCTTCCATTCCTCCTTGTTCAACTACCAGCGCCACTGGTGGGAAGCAGGAAAAACCAACCGCATTCGCAACCTGCTGAAGTCACGCCAGATCGGCGCGACCTTTTACTTTGCCCGTGAAGCCCTGATTGACGCCCTGCTGACCGGACGTAACCAGATTTTCCTTTCTGCCAGTAAGGCACAGGCCCACGTCTTTAAGCAGTACATCATCGACTTCGCCAAAGAAGTGGAAGTGGAACTGAAAGGCGATCCGATGGTGCTTCCTAACGGGGCCACACTGTATTTCCTCGGCACGAATGCCCGCACGGCCCAGAGTTACCATGGCAACCTGTATCTGGATGAATATTTCTGGATACCGAAATTCCAGGAGCTGCGCAAAGTAGCTTCCGGTATGGCTATTCACAAAAAATGGCGACAAACCTATTTTTCCACGCCATCCAGCCTGACACACAGTGCTTATCCGTTCTGGTCCGGTGCGCTGTTCAACCGTGGGCGCAACAAAGCCGATAAGGTGGACATTGATCTGTCCCACAGCAATCTGGCCCCCGGCCTGCTGTGCGCAGACGGTCAATACCGCCAGATAGTCACCGTGGAAGATGCAGTGCGCGGCGGCTGTAACCTGTTCGACCTTGATCAGTTGCGCATGGAGTATAGCCCGGACGAATACCAGAACCTGCTGATGTGCGAGTTTGTGGACGATCTCGCGTCCGTGTTCCCGCTCAGCGAACTGCAGGCGTGCATGGTGGACAGCTGGGAAGTCTGGACCGACTTTCATGCACTGGCCCTGCGCCCGTTTGGCTGGCGCGAAGTGTGGATCGGTTATGACCCAGCAAAAGGTACGCAGAACGGCGACAGCGCCGGATGCGTGGTGGTGGCACCGCCAGCCGTGCCAGGCGGTAAGTTTCGCATTCTTGAGCGTCACCAGTGGCGCGGGATGGACTTCCGCGCCCAGGCTGACGCCATCAAAAAACTGACTGAACAGTACAACGTGACATACATAGGTATCGACTCGACCGGCGTTGGTCACGGGGTTTACGAGAATGTGAAAGCGTTCTTTCCTGCCGTCCGGGAGTTTGTCTACAACCCCAACGTTAAAAACGCCCTGGTACTCAAAGCCTACGACATTATCAGCCACCGCCGTCTGGAGTTTGACGCCGGGCACACCGACATTGCGCAATCATTTATGGCAATCCGTCGCGCCACCACCGCCAGCGGCAACCGCCCGACCTATGAAGCCAGCCGCAGCGAAGAAGCCAGCCACGCCGATCTGGCCTGGGCAACAATGCACGCACTGTTTAACGAACCACTGCAGGGCGAGTCCGCCAATACCAGTAATATTGTGGAGATTTTTTGATGAGTGAACACGACGCCCTGACCAGCACCGCGCCAGTGCAGGAGGCCGAACAGCAGAAGAATACAACTCACGCCGAAGCGTTCAGCTTTGGCGATCCGATCCCGGTACTGGACCGCCGCGAACTGCTGGACTATGTGGAATGCGTACAGACAGATCGCTGGTATGAACCGCCCGTTAGTTTTGACGGACTGGCACGAACCTTCCGTGCTGCCGTGCATCACAGCTCCCCGATTGCGGTAAAGTGCAACATTCTAACCAGTACCTACATTCCTCACCCGCTGCTCAGCCAGCAGGCTTTTTCACGTTTTGTGCAGGACTATCTGGTATTTGGTAACGCCTACCTGGAGAAACGCACGAACCGCTTCGGAGAGGTCATCGCTCTTGAGCCTGCGCTGGCAAAATACACCCGACGCGGGTTAGACCTGGATACTTACTGGTTTGTGCAATACGGTATGACAACCCAGCCGTATCAGTTCACGAAAGGCAGCATTTTTCATCTGATGGAACCGGACATCAACCAAGAGATCTACGGCCTGCCCGGCTATCTTTCTGCCATTCCATCCGTCCTGCTCAACGAGTCCGCAACGCTGTTTCGCCGGAAGTATTACATCAACGGCAGCCATGCAGGCTTCATCATGTACATGACCGACGCAGCACAGAACCAGGAGGACGTGAACAATATCCGCCAGGCAATGAAAAGCGCCAAAGGTCCGGGTAACTTCCGCAACCTGTTTATGTACTCACCCAACGGCAAAAAGGATGGAATTCAGATCATCCCACTGTCCGAGGTTGCGGCAAAGGATGAGTTTCTGAATATCAAGAACGTAAGCCGTGATGACATGATGGCGGCGCACCGCGTGCCGCCTCAGATGATGGGGATTATGCCGAGCAATGTTGGGGGGTTTGGGGATGTGGAAAAAGCCGCGAAGGTTTTTGTCAGAAACGAGTTAGTTCCTTTGCAGAAAAGACTAATTGAGCTAAACACATGGATAAATAAAAATATTGTGTCATTTAATGACTACATCCTTGACCAAGATAAGGGCATTTAATGCCCTTTTTTATCCTCATAAGCAACGTCATCGTATAATTTTAAGGCACCTAAATCATGTAATTGCTGCTTGAATCCCTTACTTAAACTAAACCCCTGAAGGAGAGAATATTTTTCAATAAATTTCTTGGCAGGCTTTCCTACCGATGAAAAACCATTTAATAGCATCGCGCCAGATTCTATAGAAGATATTTGTGCTCTAACTAATTTCGCATACTTAGTTTTTTCTTTCTCAGTCAAATAGTTAGAGTCGTTAATATGTTTAAAAATATGGTAAATATTCCTAAAATAATGTCCCACATTCGCAAAATTGTCACCTTCCAGATAAACCATATTAACTGAAAGCTCTAACCTTTCATCCAAAGGAAGTGAATCATCCACAATATTAAGTAGGTTAAACTTCACTTCGGTAATGTATAATGAAAGAGCCTCCCGTCCTACATACACTTTTCCGTCTGAATAAGTTGTTTTAATTTCTGATAAGTTATCTTTATGAAACCTTAGTAACTCAAATAACACAGACTCGAATGACTGAATAGATGACTGCCTAGATGTAGAATATAGTGTAAAACAAACAAGCATGATAGAGATAAAGGCCAGTGCAGGATTCAGTACACCACCGATATAATCGCCAAACTGTCCCCATTTCTCTACAGAATCACTCCATGAATACATTCCAAATTTACAAACATAGCTAACAAACACTATCAGCATTAAAATAACAGCTAAAAACAACAGTGAATAAATAATGGCATAACGCTTAATATTTCGAAGAATGGCATCACACATCTCACAATACCTTATACATAATCCATATTTAAATCTATTGTATAAATACCTTTCCTCGCCACACAAGGAACAGATTTTTTTAAAATTCTAACATTTTTAATTTCCCACACATAATAACCTGGAGACCAAGGCTTATTAAGAGTAGTTTCTTGGTTTTGTTTTAAGTAATCCTCATATGACCAATTTCTAACTGAAACAAAATCGACAATAGCCATAGCCATCCCATGATCAATATCGCTTTGATTTTTAAGGTATTTATCATTCTGAACAAGAATGACGTTTTTTAAGGGCATCGTTTCAGGATACCACGACCGTATTTCGATAGATTTAGAACCATTTATAATATTTTCTACCGCTGGAGTCAAAATCGATATAGCTTGAAACTTCATGCTCTATCCTCTACTATGCTAAGGCTATAACATTCTAACATAAATAAATAAACGGAGGTAATACTATGTTAATTCTCATAGCAGGTGTTCATGGTGTAGGCAAAGGTTACTTGTGCTCATTTGCAAAATGATGATTTCGGGGTAACTCATGTAAGTGCAAGCGAACTTATAAAAAATAATTTCAATATTAAATTTGATAACAGTAAGTTAACGGCCACACCTGATAAAAACCAAACAATATTACTAACGGCACTTAATGCATTAAAGTCAAATGTGTCCAATATTTTATTGGGTGATCATTTTACCTTAATAAATAAAAATGGAGATAGTGAAGTTCTCAAGCAAGAAGTATTTGAGAAAATGGGTCTAGATGGAGTAATTTTAGTTGAGGAGTCTTCCGAGACAATTAGAGAACGAATAATGAAACGAGATGGGCGTGATATTACTTATGATTTGAATAAGCTAATGGAAGCTGAAAGAGAAAACGCAAAATATGTCACAAATAAAATCAATGTACCATTAATTATCTTAGAATCCCCAACAACAGACGATCTATCTATTGCCCTAGAAAAGCTGGGCATGGTTAAGAAACATGCCCAGACAACATTATAAATAACGATAAGACTGTGGGGCGACGCCGCCGGGAATCAACTCATTTAAGTCGACAGGGAATTTATATCTTTTAGGGTTTTTGATGGAAATCGCAAAAGCCTTTTCTCTTTGATGGAAATAATCTTTAAAAAAAGAATGTGTTATTCCTGCATGAGCTTTTGTTTTATCCCACAATTCTGAAGGGGATAGAGCAAGAATATCTCCTACTTTAAACTCACCTATTACTTTGCCAACCGGCATCGTTGCGTAAATAACTATCGTATCAACATTTTTATTTCTAAAAATACTTTTCCGAAACTCATATTTTTTTTTACCCGAAAGTATACTCTCTGCATACTCTGGCTTAATCGATAATAAAACTTTCATCAACACCTCCCTGTAAAACGATCTGCTTAAATGCTGAATCAGTTAGTGGTAAAAAACCCCAATAATCACTATTGGTATAACCTGTAATATTCATGATTTCATCACGAATGACCCTTTTTTCTAAAGGGAAATTATAAGTAAACCGTATAATTATTGGATAATTTTTTTTCATATATAGAAGCTGTAACTCATCTTCATCAAAAACGCTATAAGGTCCACAGTAATTCTTAAATTCCTCATAAGTTGAGAAATCGTGAATATCTTTAATTTCTTGAACCACACACACTGAAGTTGCAACAGATCTAAACCGAGCAGGACCTTGTCCATCTGAAGTACGATAAATAAGCAAATTATCTCCAGGCTTTAGGCTGGCTACCCCATGCATTTTTGTTAAGTATACTTTTTCAATACTGTTGGTATGTGATATATCAGCGATGATACCTGCACTCTCATTGTGGAGTTTTGACTCAGGGAAAAGACGCGTATGCCATGCAGGATAAATACTTAATAAATAATTCCTTCCCTGCAATTTGACTAAGGGATAATTAGCATAGCTCATTTTTTACTCCTTCCATACCAAGTTTTTAAAGTATACACCTTCTTGCCCATTAATCGTAGAAAGATTTTTCCTCGCCTTTAAAACAAAACCATATTTAGTTAATAAGCGAATTAATCCTGAATGCTTATCAAATATAGTAACATATACTTCTTTTAGTTTGTTTCTCATAGCAAATTGAAACATAATCCTAATAAAACGCTCTCCAAGTTTGGTTCCATGAGCATCGATTTTAAATGTGCCAAGTTTTACTCGCTTCATTTTTGGAAACGTTGGAGTCATATCACTCAACTCTTCATCTTCTATTTTCAAATAGAGAAAGCCATCGATTTCACCTAATTCATTACGTGATACAAACGCCTTATTTTTACCTTTTGAGAGAAACCAAACATCAAATCCTTCATAATCAGCTCTTAAGCTGTTAAAAAACGGATCATTTAAATCGATATCACTAAAAAATTTTTCCTCGATAGACATCCAGTTCCTCTTCTAATAGCAGCGAGCAAGTGACCTTATCCTTACATGTTAATAGATAACCACAGCTGTAGGCAATTACATACATTAAGCTCTATCAAACAACGAGCAAACTTAAGCACCGCTACCACTCAACCTAGCTGATGCCTGTTTTGACGATTACCCTATCAGCGCGCGCTCGTATCCCCGCCACGCCTGCCCGCTTTGTGTAGTGGTTTTCATGCACCTGCATAACATAAGCAAAAGCCCGCCAGTTCTGGCGGGCCTCAGCAAAAACGATCCTCAAACGATCATGCGATTTCATGCGGCATAGACATGCACAACAGCACTAACGCCTCGCATGGCTCGTTGTTCAACCTTGCGGACGGTAAAAACCAGTTTTATCGTCCGCAACGTTCGCTAATGTAACCAGCTGTCGTCCTCCCAGACCTGCTGCATAATCTCCATCACTCGCTTTTTGTCTTCATCCAGTTTTAACCCACTCAGCTCGACGCCGTTGGCGCTGCCCTTGCGGATACGAATTGCTGTTTTTGGGTACAGAGGGCGCAAATTACGGTAAAGCTCGGTTTCAAGGGCGTCCAGTGTGGACTGACTAATCTTCTGCTCTTTATCGATCATTATTTCAATGCGCATACAGATACCCTTTAACTGGTTACGTCCATAGACCTGCTGTATTCATGGCTGCGAATTTTTGCCATCAGCTCGTCTGTCAGTTCGGATACCCACTGGATAGCCAGCCGCTTCTCTTCGTCGCTGCACTCACTAGCCGCCACAAGCTTGATAAAAAAATCAATGCGCTGGAGCTTCAACGACTCCAAAAGATAGTCCTGCATCTTCCCTCCTTTCACTGCTACGGAACACAATACTGTATATATAAACACTGTTTATAATTACAGTATATTAGGAAGCTAGAAATGTAAAACTCTTTTTATCTGTCAATTAGATAGCCCTGACGCCGATCAATAACAGCATAAATTATTAACCTGCGTCAGCCGTACCACAGCCGCCATCTATCATCTTCCTGCAGCCGCTGGTTACGGTAAAAAATACGTAATCCAGCCCCGGATGGAATACTGCCGCCACGCAGAAGCAAATCAATCTCCGATGCACTACCTTCAAACCCTCTGGCAGTCAGTTCTGCCTTAAGCTGCAGGCGCTGCTGCTCCGAAATATTCTGTTTGTATACTGTTTTCCGCTTCGGTTTTACCAGTCTCAACCTGGCGGTAAGCTCCCGCCGTTCCTTCTGGCCCATGTTGTGGAGATATTCCTGCAGCTCCTTCTCATCCATGGTTTTAATATCGGGTAAATCACCTCCTGATTTGTTCAGATTTTCAACAGGGGGACAGTTATTGCCACGAGTCCAAGGGGCGCAAGCGCCCTGGTCGGCTGCCGCCTCCTGAACGTCAACGGCCTTACGAACCTTTTTCCACTTCATCGCGTGCGTGCAAATCTTGCCCTCTGCAATCGGGGACCAGATGCCATAGATACGGATACCGTGATCGCCGTAGGCGCTCGGTTCGTCGTTAAGCTCATAAGCTGTGCGGACAAGGTGATGTTTGCGGGGAACCAGTACACCGCCCTGTTTCATGATGTAGGTGGCAAAGCAACCTGCATCCGCAGCTGCCAGTACCGCATCCAGACGCGGATTATCCAGTACCGGCGCACCCGCTTTGCGTTCGCCTTGTACTTTCGCCGCCTGACCTGCCAGCAAGCGCAGCTCGCGGTATGCCTGACGCCCCGGAATACCAAAGAAACGAAATTGCTGGACACGGTGCAGCGACGCCCAGGCGCTGACATGCTCGGCGCTGTCACGCAGTGGTCTGCCGGTTTCTTTGCTGATTTCTTTAGCCAGCCCGCGCCCGTCGATGTTCTTACTGATGTATTTGGCGATGTAGCTTGTCGGCGTGCCCTTGCGCGGGTTGATTAGCTCGGACTTGAAGCGCGGCCCGGTATTGGTGCCCAGCTCCTCGCGGTCTTCACGGATGGCAAACTTACGCAGCAGCGCGGTGATGGAACGACGGTCTTTTTTGCGCATAAAGCACAGAAGATGCCAGTGCACGGTGCCGTCATGGTGCGGCTCTGCAACGCGGACGCCGTACCAGCGCAGCCCGGTCTTGTGCATGGCCTTGCGGAAAGCGGCGAATGTATCAACCAGATAGTCACTGCTCTGCCGGACCGTGGCACTGGTCCACTTCGGATTAGGCCTGCCGTTGTTGAGAGTTGCGTGGAAGCGTGACGGGCAGGTGATGGTATAAAACACCGCGCAGTCTCCACGCATTTCCGCGATCAGCTCCAGCCCCTTAACACAGGCCATCATTTCATTACGGCGGTGCGCCGGGTTGCTGTTGCTGGCGTTCACCACGTCTTCCATGTCCAGCGTGTCGCCGTCTTCGTTGATCAGCTCATGCGAGCGGAAGAACTCCAGCGATTTGCGGCGCTGCTCGCGTTTGTGGATCACGGCTTCATAGCTGACATACGGTGAGGCTTTCTTGTTGACCAGGCAGACGGCGCGCAACTGCTCCTCCCGCCACTCGCAGCGCATCTGCCACAATTTGCGACACCACCAGTCCGCGCACAGCATACGGGCCAGCGACGGTGGGATCAGTTCATAAGGCACCGGCTTACGGCGGCGCTTTTTGCGGCGCAACTGCTCAAAGGCTGGCGGAATGACCTCAAGGCGCATGGCTTCTGCAGCAACCCTTTCCCATGCCTGGCGGATTTCTTCTGGTTTAACATCGTCACTGACAAACAGATCACCGCAGGCCGCATCAAGACACATGCTCATATGTGCCGCAACCAGCGTGGATAGGCGTTTGACCTGATTCTGATTCATTTCAGGGAGTACCAGCAGCCCCTCCAGCCCGTCGTGGCTCGCCATGAACCGGAAAGACGCAGACACCTGGCTGTCACGCACGCGCTCCAGCCGCTCAAGACACGGCCTGATTGTTTCGCGCAGGTAGCGGGAATAAGCTTTTGCTCTGCCCAGGCTATGGAAATATTTAATCCGTTCAAGTAGCGGCTTGCTGATATGCGCCGGTTGGGCGCCCACGTCGGCAATAATGACCAGATCGGGATTAAAACGCTGCTGCTCACGCGCCGTTTTGGCATGGCTAATCAGCCGATCCTGCTCTATTTCACGCTGGACAGGATCACGGGATTCATTGAAGAAATAGCGTTCCCAGACCTCATCGCTCAGCGTCTCACGGCGCAACTGCTCCTGCTCGTTATCCGCAGCGTAAAGAGCGATCAGGTTTGAAAGCGCAGACTCCGGCGCAACTTTCGCCGGGTCCAGATACGGGTTAACCGCTTTTTTTGGGGTATTCCATGGAAAGACCACGGCGGCCTCATTCGAACCGCCGGTGGTTGGTGCATTATGTAATGTGAATTTACTCACTGCCACGCCCGCACCTCAGTTTCCACCGAGATATCAGGACCAGACGCCAAATCAACACCAAACCAGCATGCTGATTTTGTGGCGATGATTTCTACTGCAGTTTTACTATCACCGGCAGCCACGCCCATGCTGCGCTTAGCGGTTATACGATGGCGAGTAAAATCACGATAAAGTGAACGGGTCAGAGACGTATCGCTGTTGGACACGATAACCGGATGACCTTCTGATGACCGGCGTTCAAGAATAGACGCCAGATGGAACTGATCATTCTCTGTAAAACCAGCTGTGTGATATCCGTTAAACGTGCCGTCATATGGTGGATCGCAATAGACAACATCACCCGTTTGCAGCAGTGCCAGTGTCTCGTCATAGCTGGCGCAGATAAACGTTGCGCGTTTTGCTTTTTCTGCAAATGCACGTATTTCGTTTTCAGGGAAGTACGGCTTTTTATAATTACCGTAAGGAACATTAAAATAACCGTCCAAGTTATAGCGACACAGTCCGCGATAACCATGGCGATTTAAATATAAGAAATACAATGCCCGTTCAATTGCGCCACCATGGCGCAAGTTAAACTCCTGTCTCGTCTTATAATATGCCTCTGGATCATTACGGGCTTCAAAAAGATATCTGCCCTCTTTGATGAAGTATTCAACATCATTCTTAATCACCTGATAGAGATTAATCAGGTCTGGATTAATATCCGCGACAAGATAATGAGGATAGTCTGTCTCTATCATCACAGCGCATGAACCCGCGAAAGGTTCAACCAGTCGCGGGCCTGCTGGGAGGTGTTTTTTCAGTTCTGCCATGATGGCGGTTTTATTACCCGCCCATTTCAGGATGGTGCTCATACAGCACCTCCGTTGTAGTGTTTGCCTTTCAGCTCTGCTATTTCCTGACAGGTGATGCAGCACTGCACGCCCGGAATGGCGCGGCGGCGTGCTGGCGGGATCGGTGCATCGCAATCAATGCAGAGAACACGGGAAACGCCCGGCGTTTTATTGCGGGCGGTATGGATGTGGCGCTGGCGTTCTTCTTCAACGCGCTGCTGTACGAGGTCCATTGAATCAGCCATCAGTGGATCTCCTGCGCTTCGTTCTGAATCTTCACCGCTTCTTGACGCAGCAGCTCAGCCGCTTCCGTGTGGTTAAGCTGACGTGACACGATATGGGCAGCCAAAGAGTCCAGACGTGCTGCCATCAAATCAGCGCGTCCACGGCGTTCTTCCATGCGCGCATCAGTCAGCAGCTGATTAAGGCCAGCATCATCTGGTCCGGTTTTAGTGATACGGGTTTCAATATTTCGCATTGTTGTTTCTCCTGAATTTGGGCAATAAGAAGCCCGGCGGGTTTACGCCATTAATTTCTGTTGTGGGTTAATTCGGCATGGTTAGCCGTTTTGGAAATAAGCTCACCACTGCACGAAAATGATTCATTGCTTTAATCAGTTCCCGCTTTTCGTCAGTAGTCAGATCACTAATATTGACGCTATGACGTTCTGCTGGAATCTTTGCCATATAGAATATGGCTGCCAGTGCCCTCTCATTTTGTTTATTGTTAACATCCCTTTGGTCGCGCATATCTTCAATGAACCTTTCAAGCTCCGACTCAATATTCAGGCCGAACACTTTTGCGCGTAATTCAGCAATATGATTCAACCCATCCAGGCGTTTGCCGGGGCTTAGTGGAACTGTCGCCACCGGGCCATCAATAGCCATTCTCCCTCCTATCTCGTCGTACATATACCTATTTGAAGTTGTGCCGGGAATTTTTTCACACGCCCGGCGCGTGCCTTAGTGGTAGACTATTTGCGCCAACAATCACCTACCCCTCGAAGGAGAAACCTGATGTCAGACTCTGACAACTTCCATGTATTGCCTCGTCCTGCCCCTGCACCTAAGCCAGAACCGGGGCAAGATAAAAAATAGGAATCCGGCATGACTAAACAAAGCTCCGAATATTTCCAGTTGCATTACTGCTATTACCTTGAGCTTATGACAGCGACACTTCACGGTAGGGCTGACAAATTGATGACTGCTATTCAGATTATTAGCGGTACTGCTGTCATAGCCGATACCGGGCTGGAATGGGTATTCGCTTTGCCCGTTGTTGTAATCGCAACAATTCAACTTGTGTGGCAACCCGCAATTATTTCCGAGCGTGCTAGCGTACAAAGCCGTCAGTACGGTGAATTGCTTTATGCTGGGGATGAATTGACCCCGGAACTGATTGCACAAAAATTGAAAACACTGCATCACTCTGATTCCGCACCTTTCGGTTCTTTGTTAAATCCAGCCTACAAAAGAGCAGCTATTGCATGTGGTCGGTCTGACGACACTAAGCTCAGCTTCCAGGAAAAGCTTTTCGCCTGGTTTGCAGGATGCCTGCCACGTTAAAACTTAGACGTTGTAGCAATCTCTTTTTACCTATTCCCCGGACAGCCTGCTGCCGGGGAGACAGTTCAATACATGGATGCCACTTTTTTCCGCAAGGTAAATAAATCCAGCCGTGACCGTAGTGCATTGCTGGGCTTTGCTTAACGAGAAGTGATGCAAAAGATGGTTCTCTAGTCAGCATAGCCACCTCAGATCAGACCGAATGAAGCGCCGAGGCCCGTCACGGTATCCACCGCGCTTGCCATCGCCGGGTTAGCCTGCAAACGTGCCTGTATGGAAACGGCAGCCAGTGCCATTAAGCGAGTAACAGAGTTGATGCTACTGATAACATCGCGGCGGCCTGCAGTAGTTTTCACATCACCCGATACAGCACCGGCAGCAATACGTCCGATTTCAGCAGTAGCGCTCATGACATAATGTGGCAGCTTCTCTTTTGCCACTTCGTTCATCGGTACGCATGGCAGGCAGTGAATCTGAGCCAAAAAACCGTCAACGAGCGTAGAGTCCTCAGTAAGATCGGTAAGCAGCCAGATCTCCGACGGCGTGAGCTGATGCGGTTGTTCCGGGTTCAGCTTGTTACGCAGCGTCTGGACTTTCATTCCCGCGCGTTCTGCCAGCTTCGCCATGTTGTGACGCAGCGCGAAAACCCGGCAGGCTTCGTCAAAGTGTGGATGTTTGGAAATCTTATAATCAAACATGCAAGCCCCTTAGAAAGTTCTCATAATCGAACTTACTAACCAACAATGACGCGGAAGTTGGAATGACCAAGAGACTCACGAACCTGGTCGGTTTTGTACATCAGGTACCGCAGGCTTACACGTCCTTTATTTTTTTCTTTCTTCACCATGTACTTAGCAAGCTGACCATGGTGAATTTTTTGATACACAGAGCCACGGGAGATACCTTCCCACTCCGCGAACTCAGCAGGCGTTGCCATCTCTTTTGGTACACGAATTGAAATATCAGTGCTCATAGTGCAATATCTCTCGGTTAAGGTTTGGTTTACGTCGTTTTATCTTGTTTTATTTGATTCAATAATTGATACATCGAGATACTACGATCCAATTTTTGATACGTCAATAGGGTTGAAAAATGATACAGGTGAAAGCTGGCGAGAATACCGGGGGAAGAGAGGCTATACATAGGTTAATGGCTGCCTACGATTTTAAGTCCAGACAACAACTGTGTGATCACCTGGGTGCATCCAAAAGCACCATGGCAAACAGATACTTAAGAGATAGTTTTCCGGCGGAATGGGTGATTCAGTGTGCTTTAGAAACGGGAGTTTCGTTACTGTGGCTCACTACCGGACAGGGAGAGCCAGGTTCAAATATTGACCATAAAAAAGATATCAATTTCGTGAACTCCGCCAAAGTTAAACCTCTTTCGGAACTTGTTTCCCCTGAAATTGACAAGGCAACTCTCAACGGTGGTTTATTGGTTGAGGCAGGAAAAGCAATCATTGATACCAGCCTGCTTCCCTCAGACTCAGGCGACCTATTGTTAGTTAATACTGCTGGAGATTCTTATTTAGTAGACCGCAGCCAGACTCCACCAGTTAATGGCATATGGTTGGTAGATATCGACGGAATAAAAAGTATCGTTAAGTTAACACGTCTACCAGGAAACAGATTGGTGGTGCATCAAGACGAATCATCCTTTGAGTGCAGCCTAGACGACATTGAGGTAGTGGGCCGCGCTTTAAAAATAATCAAGAGCCTCTAACTTATGAGCATCAGAAAACAGCCTAACGGAAAATGGTTGTGTGAATGCTACCCGAACGGACGGGATGGCAAGCGTGTACGCAAGCAATTTGCGACTAAAGGCGAGGCCATAGCATTCGAAAACCACACCATGGATGAGGTGAACAAAAAACCGTGGCTGGGAGAGAAGGAAGATCGGCGGCATTTGTCAGAAGTGATTGATCAGTGGCATTCACTTTATGGGCAGACGCTGGCAGACCCCAAACGCCTGATGGCAAAACTCAGCATTATTTGTAATGGCTTGGGCGATCCCATTGCCTCAGAGTTAACCGCAGGCGATTTTACGAAATACCGGGAAGCACGGTTAAAAGGTGAAGTAAAAAATGAAGATGGCGCGCTTATGTCGCCAGTTAAGCCTCGTACGGTAAATCTTGAACAACGCAATCTATCATCCGTTTTTGGCACACTGAAAAAACTAGGCCACTGGTCAGCGCCAAATCCTCTCGCCGGGCTGCCAACATTTAAAATCGCTGAGGGTGAACTGGCGTTCCTGACCCCGGAAGAAATTAAACGTCTGCTGGATTCCTGCGCTGATTCTCAAAACCCCAGCCTGCTTTTGATTGCAAAAATATGCCTGGCCACCGGCGCACGCTGGAGTGAAGCCGAAAACCTGCAGGGCCATCAGTTATCAAAATACCGCATCACTTATACCAAGACGAAGGGCAAGAAAAACCGTACCGTGCCAATATCTCAGGATCTGTATGACGAACTCCCCAAGAATAGAGGGAAGTTATTCACCCCGTGCAGAAAAGCCTTTGAACGAGCAGTAAAGCGAGCTGGCATCGAGCTACCGGAGGGCCAATGCACCCACGTACTGCGTCATACATTCGCCAGCCATTTTATGATGAATGGTGGAAACATACTCGTACTGCGCGATATTCTGGGCCACGCAGATATAAAAATGACGATGGTTTACGCTCACTTCTCTCCTGATCATCTTGAAGATGCCGTTTACAAAAATCCTTTAAATAATTTATAAATATTTCACATTGGGAGAAATTAAATTGTTAGTACACTCGGAATCTACCGCAAAACATATAATGGACTCTACTCGTTCTAGAGTCCAAAAAGTAAATCCATACAAGCTAATATCTCTCTGTTTAAAATACAATAATAAAAAACATGCTACTCACGAAGAAATGATGCGGCATCTTCCATGGATAATTAATCTATGTATTAAGTGGTCTGCTGCAGTGATATCAACAAAGCGATCTTTTCGTGACATCAATGAAGAACAGTCCTTAAAATTATTTCAGGCAGTATACAGCTCTCTCGACTTCGTACCTAATGGTGTAATGAAAAAGGATGGAATTGATTTTTTTATCAGAAACATTATCTATCAACAAATGATTTATCAAAAAACAGATGCTTTAAACACAATTAGTCGACAAGCATTCCTATTTGAAGACCTAGAAAAAACACATAGCATTGAAACGAAGTTTAAAGAACTAACAAATGTCGAAATTAAAGACTTTTTAGCGCTTTCATTTGTAATGATATCATTAATCTTAAGCAATGAGAGCAATACCGTATTTACCGCAAATTCATTCGCGATAATTTTCGATATCATACCAAAATCTACAGTCATAGATTTTCTAAATTGCTTATCAATAGAGCAATCTAAACTGCAGGATTTCGCCAAGACTAATATGCATAGTACTCCTTTAGTTGAGTATTATTTACCAACACCTTTTATAGAGAAACCCTTTATTAAAGTAAATGATGAATACCTGCAAGTCCATCCACAATTAACATCTACAAGTCTGCAAACATTCATTTATGATTTACTTAGAAAAAATAATGCAGAAGAATTTATGAATAAATTTGGCAAATTGTTTGAGGATTGTCTTCATAAGTTAATAATTGAGAGCAAGATAAAATACCACACCGAAAAAGATTTGATAGGTTTATTACCAAGAGACAATAAAGTTGTTGACTTTGTTATCCATAATAACGAATCGAATATTTACATAGATGTCAAAGGAGTAGAAATCCGTAGTAGAGGGATGGTTACACTCAACCCCAAGGATATATCTGGCAGCATCAAAACATCCGTATTAAAAGCTATCAGACAATCATTGGAAGTACATGAAGGCCTTGATAAAATAAAATCACCAGTAATTCCATTCAGAGAAGAAAGCTATATCATCTGTGTTACATTTAAAAACCTCTACCTTGGAGGAGGTAAGCATATTTTTAATTCATATGCTAAAGAAGATATTGTTAAGATATACGAAAAATTCGAAGAAAAACATCATATACCTTATGAAAATATTTTTTGCATTGCATTTGAAGAGTTCGAATATCTATTAGCATCATGTGAATACCATAAGGTCGAGCCTCAAGATGTATTAAGATATGTCGTTAAGCAAAACAAAAACCCCTCAACCTCCGCATTTATGCTTGGTCAGCATTTGAGGGATTACTTTAAAACAATTAAAAACTCTACATTAGTTAACGAATCTGGGTTAAGAATAATAAATAGAATCACATCAAAACTCTCAATGCCGACTAAGCAACAAATCCATGCGGATAAGGCAGTCAATGGCGACAAATTGGCGGCAGAACATTAAAAACGCTTAAAACCGGCAAACACAAGATAATAATAACATACTGTTTTAAAAGATAAATAACTGTTTTCGTTATAGTAAAGATGGTATGTAGGAATTTCGGACGCGGGTTCAACTCCCGCCAGCTCCACCAAAATTCTCCATCGGTGATTACCAGAGTCATCCGATGAAATCCTGAAAGCCCGCATGGCACAAGCTCTGCGGGCTTTTTTATGTCTTCAATTTGTCCTGCAAAATCTCAAGCAAACTAATTTATTCTGAACTTTTAGGCCCATTGATAGGCCCAACGAAAAGCTCTATTGTTTTCGTTGGGCCTAAAAGCATGGAGACGACTCATGGCAAGACGAACCAAGCGTTAACAGATACGGAAATCAAAGCCGCCAAACTTAAAGATACCGATTACCAGCTGTATGATGGAAGAAAGACCGGAAACTTCAGTTTAGACTGGCACTGTTTACAGGGGGAAGGTCAGGATGACTCGGTACGAAAGGTTATTTATCTGGCAATCAAGGATGCATCAAAAAAATGGAGTATGCCGATCCAGAATTGGTGACTGGCGATGAGTCGCTTTATTGTCGAGTTCGGTGACCGCCTGAACGATCACCTTTAATATATTGGCAGTTACACAGAATTACTGACAGGCTCAATTTCGGCGGTAGTCACAAATAGCCATATGAGCAGGCCTTTCCACTCGGGAAGACTTTTTCACGTCAGGGATAAGTGATATGCCCTACAATCGCGCAGATGAGTCGATAATCGCTAACGTAGAAGATCTCCGGATTATCCGCACTTTGCTCGCCGATAAAGAAAACCCAAGCTTTATCTTTCAGCCCTTTCCCTTTGGCTTCTATCGCCTCTGTCCGAGCGGCCTCCAGCTCTTTGCGAACCACGGTACGCTTGGCTTTTGACCAGCCAGCCCAATCGATGTAGATCTGGTAGCTTCGAGTGGGTTTAGGTTTACCTGACTCATCTTCCCCCCATTCACCAGACAGTGGAATGATGAGTTTTTCATCATTTTCAGTAAATTTGTTCCAGAGTAGTGGTGCATAAAAGATCTTCGGCTCCGGGTAAGGTTGAATCTCATTCCGGAGCTTTTTAAACGCCGTCATGTAGATTTGACCACTGATACCAGGAACGTTAAGCGACATTCCCCGGTCATGCGGGAACCGGATGAAGGCACGGCAAATATTGCGAATAGCATTCACTTGACGCCGGGATTGTCGTTCGGATGAATTACCTTCACCAGATTGTGAGGATGCTGAACGTGTCGAACTGGATTTACTTTCATCACCAGAGAAACCGGGTTCAACAACCGGGCGTTTTTCGATCAACTTTAATCCCGAGGGCATTAAACCCGGAGCACTGTCCAGTATGTTGCGGACACTCGCCTTCTGGCCTTGGCGAATTACTGTGCTTTCAGCATCAGCATCACATTCATGATGATGTTGAATATGTCGTTTCTTTTTAAAATAGGCTCTGACTTTTTTATCTTTTTCCCATGCAGCAGGATGCATGGTTATACCACACCCCCAGCACACATAGCCTTCCGTATCAACACTATCAAGCAACCACAGATCCTCTGCCTCTACAATCTCACGGGTATGTTTATCACGTGCAGACTCCATCACATTTTCCTTTTGTAGAATAAAAATCCAGCATACCTAGTTTTGGCAGTCAAATGCTCACAAAGATGATTCTCCATAAAACTCGTCGGTAATGTCTCTCGCTGCCAATTCCCCCTAAAAGTTATGAGGTTCCTTGATTTAAGTACGTTGCGGTTACTCACTATGTCAACAAACAGCATACGCATTGAGACTTACACCATCCGACTAAAATATCTGTTAAACCTGTGGCAATTGAATACCATTTCGTTTAAGAGTTGAGAGCAATTCGATTGACCCCGATCTGTCCAAGCAACGTTTTCGTATTGCTTAACAATTGTAGCTTTACATCATTTTCAGGCATTGACCACGCCTGACCCAGCAATCGAACTGTAATATTGAAATCCCATGGCATCACAGTTCGATTGTCAAATTGAGCAAATGGCCCGTCGCTCTCTGGCACAACCTTGTCTTTAGGGAGCTTAGTAGCAAGAGCTTTCCCTGCGGCAGAGTTGAAAGCAGCCGGACCAATACTGAACCAGCATCCCTGTGCTGAAGCATCCCTCAATTCCGTAACACTTCCAGTGAACCAATGTAAAATAGGAATTCCGTGAGAGGGGAACGCTTTTAAGGTAGCTAGCACATCCGGAACGGCCTGTCTTGAGTGAATGCTCATTGCTCGTCCCCCAACATCGTGGCACTTCCTGACCGCCTCGGAAAACACTCGACGTTGCATCGCGTAACTGGTGGAATATCGTTTTGAACCATCCAATCCAATCTCACCTACAGCAGCTACGTTTTGAATCAACTCGAGAAGCATTTCCAATTCCTGGAAACGATCAGCGACAATTTCAGGATGAAGTCCAGGACTGATCATTACCGATTCATGTTTTTCTAAAACATGACTTGTAGCCTGAAAAGCCTTTGGGCTCGTAGTAACTAACCAAGTGAAAACATTACGCTTAATCGCACCGGCATAAACATTTCTAGCCTTGGGATACAAATCAACGTGACAGTGAAAATCAATCAAAGCAATTTATCCTGAGTGAGTACAGTTTCTAGCTCTTTTATACCTTCTTGCAAAACTCTACGGTACATAGGGCGCTCGTTAATCGGTGCAAAAGCCAACGAGCCACCAAGAAATCTATCAAGCCCTCTCTTCCTTACATCAAGGATGGCAAGTGCAACAGCCATAGGATCATCGGGTGCACTTGATTTATCACTGCCAACAACAGACTCAAAGCGGTAAGATGTTGTATCCCCCTCAGGTATCCATGCAAGGAATGCAGCCCGACGGATCAAGCATGGAACACAGCGTCCACAGTGCTGACGATTATAAGTTCGAAAACGGCCACAACTTGTAGAATCAGCAGCCCATTTTTGCAAGAGGTCTTGGTCAAGACATTCCCGCATCATTTCGCCTTTAGTTTTAAAACGGTAAGGCAATTGAAACTGCACATTAATACCCAAAGTATCCAGAACTCTTTGCAACATATCGATAAACATAGGATGCGTTGTTCGAGTACTCAAACTAGATACACGCCCTGGAACCAAAGGAGGATTAATGGAGATCACCCCATTTTCCGGGATAAATATTGTTGGCTTCGGTTGGTTGATTTTTGTTGAAGCAAGTAGTGCAAATGCATAAAAAGCTAATGAACGACCACGTGTAGAAGGTTCGCGCGATCCTTTGAAGCTGATACCATGACTCCATTGATAATGTGAGCCATTTCCCATCAGCATAGCCGCGTATGCTCTCTGTCGCTCTGAATCTTTATGTGCGAGCTGAGAAACAAATAGAGGTTTTTGGCCTTTAGTTACTAAATCAATCCCACCTATTAGACTATCTAATCCCCCCGATAATAAAGACACGCAGTCATTGCTGAGAAAAGCGCCGTCTCCTTGAGGAGATTCCATGCCTGCATTATTGAAATTTAATAACCAATAATCACCAGTCAGAACTTTTAGCATATCTTCAAGATCAGATTTCAGCGGTAGCCATTTATCTGGATCGCACAACCCAACCGTAAGCTGAATATTCCGGGTCCAGCCATCTGCACTTGTTCTTCTAGGGCTTGATAGATCCGCGCTACATACCGCGAGGCAAAACTGTACGAAATCCCAAATCTCTGTTGAAGGTCGAAACCCACCCCGTTTTAATGCACCATGCCATCGATTCGCAATTGTACCAACACCTGCACGCTTAGCGCCTTTAAAATAGGAGAATACTCGCTCATCAGCAGGAATCTGCGCTGGAATCAGTTCTGCTTTAGCACACATAACTTTAATCATTCTGAAAATACCTCTAAGGCAGACAAGAGAATTGACTGAGCCAAACTTTTCGGTTCTGTATTTTTTGTAGTTTGTTTTTCCAATACCACTCTAACCTCAGCACCGACCCACTCGCGAATATCAGAACGCCGTTCCTGAATTAATAAAGGATCATATTTTAATTTTTCGTAAGTCTGTCCAAGCTGGAGATCTATTCGATTACAAATCTCATTCGCAATGGTCAACCCCATGACTTCAGCTATCTGCGCATCCGTGAGATTAAATATGTCCACGTCCGGATAAAGTTCATAGAGTTGTGCCATAGCCTCCGCGCCAGCATTACGGAGCGATTCGTCATCAACGCTTCCTGTCCCAGGAATAACCTCTTTCAAAATTTCAAGAGTAAGATCTGTTGCCGAAAGGTTCTCTTGACGAACGTGAGTAAGCCAATCAATCACTCGCTGGTCGTTTCCATCCCTAACAGACGTCAGGAACTCACCAAGACTACCGACACCACTGGCAACACCTCGCATAGTAGCGGCTGCTCGTCGCGCGCCCCCCATGCCTTTGGAGACCATGCTTTTTGTCGCACCACGTAAATTATCGTGGCTGCCATTTTGCAGATATCTCCCAAGTAGCGAACGAGCAGGTCCAAACCGTCGTTCTGGTGCTATTGCACCATCAGGAATTACATTTCCACCGTTCTCCTCCGATGGTGAATCAGGCGAATCACCTCCACCTGTTGTAGAGTCACTTTCAGGTTTTAACCATTCAGGATCAAACGGTGAACCTGCACGGCCTCCCCCACTAGAAGTTGATGTTCCCATTAGCGCCTCCTCCCAAGGTTCACAATTGCATTCCTAGTTGTTTTTGGTAATTCGTTAAGATCTTTCCATCGTTCTAAAAGTTGCTGTGCCCATGGCTGAGCACCAAGAGTTGGGATTAAACCTGGGCCAATAAGTTTCAGAGGAGCCTGATCCAACAAGCTGACTGCTTTATTCCCAATTTCCGTGTAAACCTTGCAGCACTCAATCAGCATTACAATTTCTTTGCTACTCTTCCAGGTACGTGAGGTACTATTGCTCTGCCAGGCCTTAGTCATCGCCAACTCTGTCTGTGAAGGTCCTATTTTCCTCATAAGTTCAACTAAGGACTCATGACCATTAGTTGCAACTTTCAGTGCGTCTCTCAATTTTCTAGAATCAGGAGTCATATTGTCATCACCGAAGTCACGAGTTCCAGAGTCACGACTGAGGTGGAGAAGCGGGCGTAGATCCTCGGTTCCCAAAGCTGGCAGGAGTTGGAGCCATTGCTGAGTAAATGGCGTATTCTTGAAAGGCTCAGGTAAACTACTCTGACCCGCTGCAGCAGCTTCAGCATCCGCCAAAACTTGTACCCTACCGTCATTATCCGAATGAACACGACTAGCAAGTTCCTCAGCAAGGCTTTCGTCGCACCTTTCAAGGAGATGCCATTTTGCCAGTGCGGCTATATCTAACGTTATTCCCTGAGGCGCAGAAAGAGCATCACGCAAATAAACAGTATTTAAAAATCTTTTCATTAGCCGGGGATTAGCGTTTACTGCTAAAGAACTATGAAGAAGAGCCGCAAGGCCTTGGGCTAAATCCATTAAACTTTTGAGTGCATTAACATGCTCAACCAGTTCATATAAAAACTCTTGATTGATCGTTTCACCTTTCCAACTATTACGCAGCTTCTCAGGGATAACGCTAAGAGCATGATTGAATCTTTCCTTACTGAAATGACCTGCGTTGGTCTCTCGCTCAAGCAGCAAAAGCACCAGATACGCTTTCGCCTCATTCAAACCAAGGCGAGGAACATGCAGTGGAACCTGTATTAATTTATCGAAATAGTTAGTTGCAACATCGCCCGTAATTCCCGCTCCATCAAAGTGAACCTTCACTGCAGCTTTTATAAAATCATTATCTGCAGCAATAACGAAAGCGCTACGGCGAATAAATAGTAATAAACGAATTGATTCAAGTGTTGAAATTGCTGTTTGTGGCAAACATCTGTCTAAATCATCCACAAATATTACTAGCGTAATTTTCAACTCATCGAGAATACTCTCTAAAGTATCCCTGAATGCCTGAATATGGGCTGGCATCGAGAATGGTTCACTCGGTTTTAGAAGACCACTGGTATTTAGCTCGAGACTATCTGTATCTGATGATCCATTGCTCGATTTGTCATCCGACGCAAACCAACCAGCCAATTTACAAACGGTTTTTCCAAGAGAACCGACAGGAATGCCAGTAGTTAAAGTCAATGCAGCTTCGCTGCTTAATTGAGCGACTCGGAGAAGATTTATCCTTCGCCACAATTCAGATACTTTGTCAGTGATAGTCTTATTTTCATCTGTAAGCCGAACAATCTCGTCCCCCACAATTTGTAACAATGCACTTCTGGCGGACTCAAAATCTTGGTACAGCCATGGATTGAAAGTGAGTACGACGAAGGAATGCTTTTCTTGATTTCTCTCTTCAACCAACGCCCCTTTAACTGAAGAGCTCTCCAGGCGGGATGCAATCATTTTCACCAGAGAAGATTTACCAGCTCCCCAGCCACCTGAGACCCCTATAGAAATAGGTTCCCCATTAGCCTGCTTCAGCAGGCTTGCGCATGCATCAGCAACAACACCAAAATTCAAATAATCAACAGTTGTCTCGTTGTCATGCCACATAGCGAAAAATCCATTTAAAATTAGTTTATATCAATAGGATATGAAAACTGTTGGTATCTGGTTCACAAATTCACTCTTGTGTAGGGCACTTGGCCTGTGGTCAGCAGATCAACACAACGCCCTGCAAAGGCGTTTGGTATCGCAAGAGCAACAAAATTGCGAGCACGGGTTAGGCCAACGTAGAGTACACGCTTTGCCTCAGCATCTACTCGTTCTTGCCATGACTCAAACAGTGCTTCAATTCTGTTTTCAGGGGCTCGATTCGGCGGGACTACGACGCATACTGCATCGTACTCACGACCTTTCACTTCATGTATGTTGCCACATGCAAAACCTAGAGCAGCGGGCGCTTGAAGATGCTTTGACCATTGCGCATTAGGAGGCTGTCGTGAATCGCCACGGATAACCTGGCCCCCTACAGTATCACAGAAGGCGTTGGCGTACCCATTGAGCCAAATTTGAGCCTTCATAAAAGGCCTGGTAAATTTTGTGATTGTTGGGATCGGTAGCTACGGCCTTTTACATCGCTTCAACTCGTTCGGCAAGCATGAATGAAGAGTAATCATCACCAGACGACAATAGTGCAACTGCCCTCTTTCCTGGACTGTTCCGGTACCCCAGGAGAAAGTACTTTATCAGTGTTCATCTCTCTTATGATGCCCGTGAACCCAAATGCGTCGCGGAACCTACTTTTACCTTCTTCTGACAAGAGCAGGAGTCTGGCACGATGAATACCATTCATGTCCTCCGTTCATCAGGTCCTCTCCGGTAGCCCCCTAAGTTTTACTTTTCTCACGGAATTTTTTATTACCGTATGCGTTATTCAGCGTAATCCGAAGACGTGATCCTGCTCACCCAGTCAAACATAACTTGCATATGATTGCCATTGGATGTCCTCACACCAACCTGACACGCATTTACGCCTGTCGTTTTGCCAGTCAAAACCTGTCCATACTTCATATAGATTTTGATACCGACTCCCTGTTTATAGCACTTATTGCAAATCGAGAAATAATCTCTTCTCGATGGAGTATATTGCTGAAGATTAAATTCGTCAGCCGGCACCAGCGAAAGATTAAAAGCATCATTACCTGATAATTCTTCAAGAATTGCCAGAGACTCTAATTTAACTTCAATGCGCTTATTTCCTTTAGGTTCATCCGAAGCCAGAATCAAATTTTCCCTCGGATTAAACTTCGCAATGTAGCCTGTGATTATCCGGGCATTATTACTCACCAATCGAACAGGGATATCATTAAAACGTAGAAATTGAACTCGACGAGCAAGCATAGAATAATCCCGCGGCCATATTTCAGCCTCTCGCCCGTAGGAAATATCATTTACAGCTATACATTCCATAAATATATATTCATCTATGCTAAATGAAAAAGCCCCGAATTCACGGGGCTGAATAAAACGAAATAAATTAACGTAACAGAGACAGCACGTTCTGCGGGACCTGGTTAGCCTGCGCCAGAACGGAAGTACCAGCCTGCTGCAGGATCTGCGCACGAGACATGTTGGAAACTTCGGTCGCATAGTCGGAATCTTCGATACGGCTACGCGCTTCAGACAGGTTGTTTACGGTATTGCCCAGGTTGGTGATAGCAGAGTTGAAACGGTTTTGTACCGCACCCAGATCAGAGCGTAGCGCATCCACCTGCGCCAGCGCGGCATCAATTTTCTGCAGCGGGTTTTCGGTGGTTTTAGCGGCTGCTTCCGCCAGCTCTGGTTGTGCTTTGAAATCATGACCAGCGGCTTTGCTGGCATTGTAGGTTTTACCGTCGATAGTAACGACTTCGGTTTTACCGTCTACACCACCCAGTTGGTTAGCCGCTGTTTTGGTAGTGCCGTCAGCAGCAGTATAACTTGTGGTTTTAGCTTTAATTGCTCCTGTCGCTTCATCGTAATCTGCGGCGTAATACTTATCGCCAGCTTTAAGCGCATAACCGCCTTCAATTGTCTTACCATTTTTATCGGTATAAGACATTTTGACCAACTCAGCGCCATTAGCATCGGTAGCGTCAACGCCGCCAGCAATTAAGGCATTTTTAGCATCTGCTGAAACAACTGCCGGTGTATCTTTTAACTCCTGTACTTCTGTTTTAGTTGTCGCACCAGCAGGCATTGTGGTTTTAGTTGCGCCAGCCGCAAGGGTTACTGTACCGTCAGTAGCAACGTTAACTTCATAATCGCCATTTTTGTCAAGATCAGCACCAGTAAAGCCACCAATAGTAACAAAGTACTTGTTATTATCTGCGTCAAATTTAACCGCACTACCTGTTACACTAGGTGCACCATTCGTACCACCCGTAGCCGCTTTAATAGCTGCATCATCAAGACCCGATACATCCAGTGTAGTACCATTATTGGCATAAGCTTTCGTTGTTACTGCTGTATCTTTCACATCATACGCTTTCTGCACGTTCAGTGAGTCCAGACCCAGGGTCTGAGAGTTGATCTGCTTCAGATCGATATCGATAGTTTCACCGTCGTTGGCACCAACCTGGATGGTCAGGGTGTTGTCCTGCGCCAGCACTTTCACGCCGTTGAACTGAGTCTGGCCGGATACACGGTCGATTTCGTTCAGACGCTGGGTGATTTCAGCCTGGATGGAGTCGAGGTCAGACTGTGAGTTAGTGCTGTTAGCAGACTGAACCGCCAGTTCACGCACACGCTGCAGGTTGTTGTTGATTTCGTTCAGCGCGCCTTCAGTGGTCTGCGCAATGGAGATACCGTCGTTAGCGTTACGGGAAGCCTGAGTCAGACCTTTAATGTTCGCGGTAAAACGGTTAGCAATCGCCTGACCTGCCGCATCGTCTTTCGCGCTGTTGATACGCAGACCAGAAGACAGACGCTCGATAGCGGTGCCCAGTGCGGACTGGGATTTGTTCAGGTTATTCTGGGTCAGCAGCGACAGACTGTTAGTGTTGATTACTTGTGCCATAAAATTTTCCTTTTGGAAGGTTTTTGATAAAGCAATCCTCCATGAGAAAAGCGACTAAAATTCTTCCTTATCTGATGTAAAGGAGAAAATCATGGCTACTATTGGGTATATTCGGGTGTCAACAATTGACCAAAATATCGATTTACAGCGTAATGCGCTTACTAGTGCAAATTGTGACCGCATTTTTGAGGACCGTATCAGTGGCAAGATTGCAAACCGCCCCGGCCTGAAACGGGCGTTAAAGTATGTAAATAAAGGCGATACTCTTGTCGTCTGGAAATTAGACAGACTGGGCCGCAGCGTGAAAAACCTGGTGGCGTTAATATCAGAATTACATGAACGTGGAGCTCACTTCCATTCTTTAACCGATAGTATTGATACCAGTAGCGCGATGGGGCGATTCTTTTTTCATGTAATGTCGGCACTGGCCGAGATGGAGCGAGAATTAATTGTCGAGCGAACCCTTGCCGGACTGGCTGCCGCCAGAGCGCAAGGACGACTGGGAGGGCGCCCTCGGGCGATCAATAGACATGAACAGGAACAGATTAGCCGGCTATTAGAGAAAGGCCATCCTCGGCAGCAACTAGCTATTATTTTTGGTATTGGCGTATCTACCTTATACAGATACTTTCCGGCAAGCCGTATAAAAAAACGAATGAATTAA